TTAGAATTTGCTTTATCTAAAGCCTTATCTACATCATCCATTAAACTTAACTCAATCTTTTGTGCAGATAACTCAACCTTCTCTGCTTGTGCTAGTTTATTAAAAACTCTATTCTTTGTATTCATATTTATATAATTAATTTACTTGTTAATTTTGTATTTTCAGTTTTCTATTCTTCTTCCTCTGTTGCACTTATTCTTCCAATTCCTTGCTTCCAATACTCTGGAGCATTACAAATTTTATTATTATTATCATTACATTCTATTGAATAAGTATTTTTACATTTACAATAAACTGCTCTCATTAGGATAAAAGTTTTTTAAGTTCTGCTAATTGCTTTTCTTCTAAATCCTCTTTTAGTTCTTCGTTGGGTCTTTCCATTTTATCAGCAAAGTAACCCTCTATTGAAAAACCTTTTACTTTACCAGTCTTTACATAGTTATTCCATACATCTTCATTCTCTACCTTAACACTACCCATCCAAGTACCAACTGGCACATCTAAACCATATAAAGCAGTCTTGTCTTTTTCTTTATTTTCTACTATCCAACTTTCTACCAGTGTTAAGCCTTGTAATTCTGAATTGTGTTCTAGTGTTGAATTAGATTGGTTACCATTCTGTAAATACATTTGAGATGCTTTTGCAACAGTCTTTTCAGAAAAGAAAATGTAGTATTCATCTTCTCCAGACTTTCTGTAAATAGGTTTCTTTGGTATAAGTAAAGCACCCATTAACAAACGTTTCTCTTTGTCTATCTCAGCAAGTTTTATCTCTTGTGTTTTAAGTGCAACAAAATCAGATTCTATTGCTGGATTCTCAACAACGGATATTGCTTCTACTCCGATTGCCTCATCGTCATCTAAAATTAGTTCAATTAGTTTCATATATCTATATAATTATTTATTTGTTATTTTTTACGTTTTTATTTTTTTATATTGTTTTTATTTTATAGATTTGCAATTGATTATTGGATTTTAAACATCCACGTAAAAAATCCTTTTTCACAAAATCAAAGAGCTGCTTAATTGTAGCTCTTTTTTTAACCACCTAAACTTGCATCGTCTATTATAGCTCTGTCCATTGATTGAGATGTTGTTACATCATTACCGACTACATACGCTTGTACTGGCTTCTGTGATTGACCTCCAATGGCATCTGCTAACTGATTTGTATCACTTGCCCCAACTACATTAAATGCTGGAGGAACAGATGCACCAGATGGTTTTGGAACATTTGAACTACCTCCCCCCGATGGGTTTACACTTTTAATTGCTGCTATGTTTTTTAATGCTATTGCACCAGCTAATCCAGCTTGAACAATTGGATATGCTGGAAAAAAAGCAGTTATTGGAGACTCTTGAGCAGTACTATAAGCATTTTGAACACCTTGAACACCACTAATTGTAGCACTTGCAATTGCCATTGCTTTTCCAACCTTACTATCCTTACCAGCTAAATCTGCAATTTGATTAAAAGTATTTTTTGCGTCTCCTAAAGTTTGTTCTGTTCTTAGTTGTTTTAACTTAGATGTTTGTTCTTCATTTTTCTTTATAGCATCTGATGTCTTTTTTTCTGACGCTATATCCTCTGCATCAAAACCATCATTTATCTCTTTTAACCTAGTCTTATAATCTGTTTGTAAAGCAAGTAAACGCTCTTTCTTTTCTGCATCATCCGTAACCTCTCTTTCTATTAGCTCTTTGTTTAAATCATACTCTTGTTGTAACTCTAACCTTTCTTTTTCTCTTTCAGATTTACCAAATAAAGAAATCTCATTCATTATCTCTTTTTGCTCTTTTAATAAAGAGTTTGTATTGGTTTGTTGCTCACTTCGAAAACCAGTTATTTGTGCCTCAATTCCAGCTTGTTCATTTAATGCTTCTTGATATGCTTTCTGTAATTCAATGCTATCTTTGTTTTTAGATAATTCAGCAGCAGCAGCATCAACAGCAATCTTAGCGTTCTTCTTCATTGCTACCTCTTGCTCATCTAGTATCAAAGCTAGTTGTTGATTGGCTTTTATCCTCTCTTCTATACTTTTACTGTCATCATCTCTTATCTGTCTTAATTGCTCTGCTTGTCTATCATACTGCTCAATCAATCCTTGATTTAAAACAGATGCTAATTCAGCAGACTTCTTTAATTGCGTTATAGCTTTACCACTTTCAACTGCTGCTTTTAAATTTACTTTACTTATCTCTTCAACTACTACTTTTCCAGCATCTCCAACCTCTGAAACTGCTTCTCCAAAATTATCTACTATTTCTTTTCCAGCATTTAAAGCTGCTTTACCTACCTCTAAAAGATTTGTTCTTGTTTCTGTTATTGATAGATTTAAGTTTTTTATTGTCTCTGGGTCTTTATCTCCAAAGAAAGATTTTTCCCAAGCTAACATTGCTTGTTCTAATGCTAACTTTATTCCGTAAAAAGTTAATTTTAAAGGAGTAAAAGCAATTGTTATTGCACCCTTAACAACCTTTCCAAGTGCATCAAATTGGTCTGTTGTCTGAGTTAAAGTATCGTAAATATTTGTAAAAGCAGTTGTTACTTGCCCAACTATTTGACCAGCAACCTCAAAAGATGTAGTAAATAAATCTACAATTTTCTGATTCTGAGAAAACAAATCTTTTAATGTTTCAAAAGAAGAAATAATTAAACCAAGCCCAAGAGCTTTTAACCCAGTACCAATTCCCTTTATTCCTTTTGCAACTGTCTTAGATGCTTTTTGAATACCATTTAAAGATGTCTCTGTCTTTTTATTTGAGTTTACAACTTCCTTATTTAAATCTGAAACACTCTTAGCAACATTATCAATTCCTTTTAATGCTTTGTCAGTTTTTGCTTCTAAATCAATTATTATTTTCTTTGCCATTCCAATTCTTGTTTTTGTCTTTTAAATAATTCTTTGAAATTATCTGGAAATTTATTTTTTCCTTTTGCTTTCTGTACTATTTCAGATTTGCAATCTGTATCTTTTAATAAATCTAATATCTCTTTTATCATTATGAAATTGTTGTTACTGTTAATGCAGTTGATTGATTTGATACATTATTATTAAAGTCAGTTGCACTTACTGTCATTGAATACGTCTGTCCACTTGTTAACCCTACAATAGTTGCACAATACACAAAGTTAATTGGTACTGCTGAAATCCTTTGAATTAATACCCCATCTTGATAAACTGAATAACTCTTTACACCAACACCAGAATCTGTTGAAGCATTCCAACAAAGTATAAATGATGTCGCAGTTAAGTTTGAACTTGTTAAACTTGTTGGTACAGTTGGAGGTGTTGTATCTGGTGGAATCGTTGGAGCTGGAGGTAAATAAATATCATTCAGTAATTCCAAATCAGACTTTCCAGTTAACATATTTGTTTTGATACTATTTATCTTATAAGTAGTACCACTAATATTAAATCTATCTGCTAGTGTATAATTGAGTAAAATTCTTAATGGTAAATATGCAGTTAATTTTGTTAACCTATTTGTTACATCAAACACATCAGAAATATAATCACTATGGTATGCTTGAAATAAAGTATTTGTAAACTCATTATCTGCTGGGTCTGATAAAGCTCCATACTCATTAAACTCTTGATTGAAATTTATATTATATTTACTCGTAGCAGATGACAAAGCAACACTATTTGATGGGATGTTATAATTTACAATCTCTGAATGAGTTGTACTATCTTCAACAAAAGAAATATTATTACCATTGTTTCTAATTGGATAAAACAATAAAGGCTTTCCGTAATATGGCTCTTGATTATCATCAACAAAATAACCATATTGAATTGATGTTACTGCATCTGTGTTCTCATCCCTTAATCTTTCATATTTCAATTGCGAGAAAGGTGTTTTAACCTTGTAAATATCCCCGCCAAAATCTATTCCACCTACTTGATTATAATGCATCTTTCCCCAAGTCTGAGCTGCTAGTTGTTCGTGTTGTTTTGCAAGTAGTGTTTTTGTGTCTCCGTGTTCAAATGTTATTTCTTTGAATGGTAAAGCAACATTTACTGTGCTTTTGCTTCTGTCAATAAATTCTGTTATGTCATAAGAAACACCCCCAGAATAATAATTATCTAAAGTTTTTACAATTACCTCTCCAGTATTATCATCAACATAAGATGTTAAATTAAACATTTTAAAAACACCAGTTAAAAAGTCTATTGTTTTTAAATCTGGTATCTGTTGTGATATGATAAAACTAAAAGAATTATTATGCGTAAAAGAAGCAGATGTAAATTGTGTAATAAATGACCCAGTACCAATTCTAGTTTCTAAAACCCAAGTTACTTCAGAAAAGGTTATATTGTCAGCAGATTCAATTATCACATTATAACCCCCAGCGACTAAATTATACTCAGTTTCAGATATATCTAAATCTCCAGATGCATCAATTACTCTATGCACCTCTTGACCATTTATTTGAATTGATACATTATAAGAGTCAGTACTTGTTGTTCTTAGCTCTAAATCTAATCCTCCAAATTGAAAAAATGAATTTGATGATGGATTTAAAGTTGTTGATGTTATATTTAAAGTAGATACATTTATTATTCCAGTCTGAGTTGGGTTGTGTGTTACTGTCCAAGTATTAACTAAAGATTGTGCCAATATATTTCCAGTTCCAGTTGATGTAACATCTCCCTTTTTTCTATGCAACCACATAAACAAATTGTAGTATGGTTCGTTTGTACTTGTGAAAAAGTCATTACTAAAAGTTATACCATATTTTACTTCTATTGCTTGTATAATTCTATCTAATCTTAAAGCATATTTTAAATCATTCCAAGAAACTCCGTGTACATTTGAACCACCTCCAGAACCATCATAGTGTAAGTTACCAACATCATTTGCTGATGAATGACTATTATAAGTTAATCTTTGTGTATGTGTTATAAGGGGAACAATAACATCGTTTGTTGATGGATTATCTTGAAATGAACTTTTTATACTTGAAGAGTCATAGACTAAATTAATACTATCCAAGCTATTCAAAGCGTTTAATTTATCTTCTCCAAGTAAGTCTTTTAAAGTTACTGTATTACCAGTAAATCTAACCTTGTAAGATGATGGTACATTGTTCTTTAAATCAACACCTTCTAGTTTTATCTTACCCTTTTTGAATTTTAAATGATTTAATTCTAAAGTAGCACTTACCCTCTTCCTTCCATCAAATCCATTTGTAATTGAATTGTTGTAATAATGTCTAAATATTTTATTATTCTCTTTTGTTGCTGGTAATGAAAACGACTTTGAATAGTCTGTAAATACCTTCTGGACATCTTTTACATTTTGAATAGTCTGTGTTAAAACAACACTTTCATCATCAAATAAATCTACTCTTTGACCTTGTATGTATAGTTGTATTTTTTGCATTTATCTGATGTCATTTAAAACATTATAAGAGTTATCAAACTCAATTGTGTACTCAACTAATTTATCATTTAACCTCGTCTTGTAATTAATACTACTTGTCTTAATATTGATTGGCAGTACTTGATTATTTGTGCTGGTTATCCAAACCCTTTCAGACAACATAAGTTGTTTAAATACTTCGTTGTTTGATTCGCTTACAAATCCACTACTCAAAGAAATTGATTCATTGCCAATTATATTAAAATCTCTATTTGTATGACTAGATGTGCTATAAGTATTACTTGATGTTAATGTATTTGCTTTGTAATTCTCTCTTTTTGTAGTCATTTTTTCAACTGACTTTTTAAAGAAATACATATCTTGAAGAACTCCAAACCTATTTGTAAAAGTTACTTTATATGGTTCAAATTTATCTGGACATTGTTCGTTTAATTGTAACAAGGTTATACTATCATCATCGGTTATTCTTATACTGCTTACATCTACAGTCTTTTTAACAGATACATTATCAATAGAGAATGTAAGAGGTGTTGTTAAATCGTCTGCTTCTGCTTGAAATTGTATTCTTTCGGTGGCTTCTCCAACTCCAGAAACTCTATAAACTCCATTTCTTGTAATTGGAATAGGGAAAGGGTAACGCATAGAAGCAGTTCCAGTTCCACTAAAATTTGTCACAGTAAATTCAGATGTAATATTTACCCCATCAGTTAAACCAGCAGAAGATTGAAATAATCTATCAATTGCTAAATCAGAAGAATTTAAAAAACTTGCACCATTGTTTATTGTCCAGTCAGCTGTTTCTTTTGTCCATCCAGTATCTGTTGTAAAATTTCCGTTTACACATAGTTCTGGAAACAACTCAACCGATTCTATTTGTCCGTTACTTTGTGTGCTTGTCGTATATGATACAGTTCTTTGTGTTGCTCCAGCAGAATCCAAGAATAATATAGTTGGATTTTTTTCTGTGTATATTGGTATTCTATAATCTGCAAGAGGTGGTGTATTTATATCTCTTTGAGACATCAACAAAGCTCTGTAAAAAAGTGAAAAGGTGTTTGGTTCTTGGAAATATAAGAAACTATCAAAAGCTAAATCTGTGCTTATTGTCTGTGATAATTGTACACCATTCCCATCCTTTGCAGTTAAGATAGTTCTTACCCATTTAGCAGAACCCTCAGCTGTTGTATCATAGTCCCCATTAAAAGAAGCGTCTAAATAGTCTCTTATTAGTTCAGCTATTTCAAAAGATATCTGTGTTGTGGTTAATATTATTTGTTTACTTAAAGAATAAGTTGGTGTGCCAGTATAGCCAGTTGTTTTATCTCCAGTATAAATTTCTATATCTAAAGTTGCAGTTGCTAAATCAGTATCTGTTACAGATATAAAGTAGGGACTCCTAGCGTTTATTATTGCCATTGGTTGTAAATTTTAATAGTTCTTCAACATCTAATTCGTATGCTTTTATTATGTCTGCATCTAATCTCTTAAATGCTCTTTCAAATGGTTTAGTAAAAAATAAACTTGGTTTTATACCATTATTAAAAATACCTCTTGCAATCATAAACTGTAATGATTTCCTTGAAATGAATTTACCTTTCTTGTCTCTTATTCCTTTTAACCCTTTTCTTACTATCCACTTATCTAACTTGCTTGGTGGTGGCATCTTATCCTTGTAACTAAATGGAGTATTATATTTTACCTTCTTTCCACTTACACCCTTGTCTTGATAGATACCATATTCCTCCATTAAGAAACTTAGAGCAAAGCTATTTGGACTAACAGTTAAATCATAATCTAAACTATTGTACAAGTCCTTTGAACTATTCTTTTTGCCCTTTGTTAGATTCGTTCTTGATTGTTGTATAACATATTTTGAAAATCTATTTAGTTCTTGTTGAACATTCTTTAACATATATTTATATCGTTATTTACAATAACATCAAATGTCATTGCCCAACCAGCCATCTCATTTTCAAACCTATCGTAGAATGGTTCTAAATTAGTTGTTCCTTCTAATTGGTATAAGTCTTGAAATAATGTGCCACCTCTTAACACTTGTGCTAATTTATTAAGTACTGCTAACTGAGTATTTAATATATCTTGTTCATTGTTATTCCCTCTGAATATATCTACAGATTTCTTTTTCGAAATATTAACAATATCCATAGACAAAACAGATAAATTGAAACGCAAAATGTTGTCATCATTACTTACATTATTTACAATTATGTGTGATAAAGGATAAATAGTCTGCTTTGATAAATCAATATTTGTTATATCCCCAGTCGTAACTGTTTTTACATTTGGGTCAGATAACAATTGAGTCTTTATTGTTTCCGTTACTTGGTAAAATCCTTTCATTAAAATTTACTTTTTATTTGTTGTGCTTCTATCTCTGCTTTCTCCTTCTCAAATGATAACATTGTTAAACATTGATGTGCGTTTAATTTAGTGATATCTTCAAGCCTTGCAACATCTCCTCCAGCGAGAGCATAAAGTGATTGATACCAACCCCATTTTCTTCCAAAATTAGCTGCTCTTGTATATCCTCCATCTCCTCCAGATTGGAATAAAGTATCGTATGTTTCGATAATTCGAGTCCTAAATTCAAGAAAAAAAAAACTGCACCAATTGCTGCATCAAGAGGCATATCTTTTAACGCTTCTGGATTTGATACATCGTAATCTTCAATACTATATTTATCTCCTTTCTTTATTTTAATTGGTCTGTATAATACGTTCATTGCTTTGTGCATTTCTGCCCAACTAATAATATTATTATCTAAATCAATATACTCTCCTAAACTCATTTCGTCTAAGTCTGGAATAAATCCATATTGAACTCCATTCAATGTAAACTTCTCAACGTGATTTGGTGTTACAGATAACATCTCATTTAGTATATCAATTATAGCTGATACACTTGACATCTTTAACTTGTAACTATCAGATAAAGGAATACCACAAAATATTTCTATCATTTTAGCATTGAGAAAATTACCCTCTGGATTCTCTTCAGCTATCTTTAAGAACTTCTGATACTGCTCTAATGTAATTTCGTTTAACGATGTTGGTACTGTAATTTCAATCTTCATACTTATATAATGATAATAGTCTATATTTTTATAAAAAAACCCTTACAAATTTCATAAGCTTTTGATAATAATAAAAAATGATTTGGTCTTGTTGGTTTAGATATGCGTATTTCTTTACCAGTTTTATGATGTATAAAGCATTCAACAACTGCAATCATCTGTTCGTTGCTCATTACCTTATAAAGTATTTCCCCTTGTTTGGATTGCTTAACTGAGATGTAATAGCGTAACGACAACTATCAATGCAATGGTCAAAACCTTGAATCGGTTTATTAATAGTATTCCCCTCTCTGTCTTTCATCCAAGTATAACTTTGCAACTCTTTAATTAAGTTCTTGCTTCTGCTTGTTACAAATATTTTGTTCTGGTTAATTAGATTTATTCCATATACAATAGAATCCTTACCCTTAGTACAAGGCAAAACATTATGTCTGTATGTTCTTAATTCTGCTATTGATTTTGGTTCAGCAGAATCTGCATAAACAATCTCTTTTACATTGTGTTCTTTTAACAGATTTGAGATATCTACATTTAAAAGTTTCTTTTGATATATTATTTCATCAAAGATATATGAATCATTGTATTTGTATAATCCTATTAAAGTTGTTGGGTCATTACTATATCCAAAATCCATTCCATAACATAATAATCTTGCTTCTTCTGGTAGTTGCTCCATCTCCTTCCAATCCTTTATGCATACACCCTCTAAACTTCCTATCTGTCCAAGTCCGTAAACCTTCCACCAGTTGCTCCAATATTCGCTTGTCTTTGCTTTCTCTCTTGCTGATTCAATATCATCTACAATGGTTTGTGGTAATGCTTCATTATCCAAATAAGTAAGTGTAATAAAATCTGCATCATCATTACCAACAACTTCTTTATGCGCCCAAAAGTTTGCAGTAGGGTTAAAGTCAATCCAAATATCTCCAGAGGTTCTAATTGCTAATTGATTGTATGCTTCAAAAGGAACATTGTTTGCTTCATTTACATACAATACATTCCTTCTTGCTCCTCTTAATTTATCTGGTTGTTCTACTGAAAAGAATTCTATGTAACTTCCATTTGTAAAGGTGTATTTTAAAGCTGACCTATTCCATTGATTATCTCTAAACCGATTAGTTGATACCATAATCTTTAGAAAGTCTTTCATTGCTCCTCTTCGTAAATGTGGAATTGATTCAGATACTACACTTGTTTCTGTTAGTGGAAATCTAATACACCTATCAATAAGAATTGGAATGATGCCAAATGTCTTACCAGCAGATGTACCTCCTTGAATGACTTTTTTACGCTTTGTAAGAGCGTGTAGTTTCTTTATGGCAGTTGTTGATTGAAACAATATTATAATTCGAATAAAGGTTGCTCTGATGTAATTGAGATGTCTTTGGTCTCCTTTGGTTTACCAGCATAATAGTTATAGAACATTTGAACGTATTTAAAATTACCTTCCTCTATTCCTTTTTCAAGTGCTTCAAATGCTTTAGGTTCTAATGGAGTTAACCTCTCAATCATTTTAACCTCTTCAGATTTACTTTTACGCCCAGCGTTTTTATTCCCTCCGTTATTTTTTCTTTTGTCTTCCATAATCAAATAAAATCATTAATGATATAGTTATATAATGAAAAAAACACTACTTTTTATAATAGCTCTTCATCTAAATCTGCAATCCATTTAATTAGCTTTGGCTTATCACAACAAATTTCTTGATACTTATGATTAAAATATTTTGAATGAAGCCTACAGAGAGTTTTCCAATCTGCATTCAACAACCTTGATGTGGTTCTATCTTTTACTCCTCTCCAGATTATTGTATCTTCTGATTCTTTTTTTGGTTCAGCTTTCCACTTCTTATATTGCTTATATTCTTTTGAACGTTTATCAATTGTTACAAAGTAACCTTCTTTTTCAAGCTCTCTAAATTCCTTATCTACCATAATTCAATTAATTTTTTTACCTCTTCTTTATACTCGCTAATTGTATAGTCATAAACAAATTGACCTTCTTTTTTTATAGAAATTTCTTTTGCTTTTGTAAAATATTGATTAATTTCATCACCTTTAAGAAAACCTTTTTCCCATAAAACAAATAACGCTTTAGCAAATTGCTCTTTGTTTTTTGACTTTAACCATAAATCATATTTTTTACCACTATAAACCTCGCTTTCCTTGTGGCAACTATAGCAAAGCAAGTGAATATTATTTAAATCATCGCTACCTCCTTCGCAAACTGGTACAATATGGCATCTTTCTACAACTATTATTTTATCATCAAAAGAAATTAAACCACACTTAAAGCAAGTATTGTCGCTACAAGCCTTTTTCATTTTATTTTCCCAAAAGTAAAATATATCTTTTCTTGAAGGCATTTTTCTTTTTCTGCCCATAATTAAAATAATTCAATATGATTTAAATTCTCTTGTCGTTGCTTACACTTACATTCTGGATATAGTTTCTTCCATAGCCATTTGATACCAGTATAATATGTGATGCGTTCAATTAAGTTTCCTAGTTTCATTCTTTTATTTATTTATCTTTTGTTTTAACCTTTTTTTAACCTTTCTAAACGTATTATATAAAGAATGGTATGATATAGTTGTTTTATTACTTAACTCTGTTATAGTGTACTCATTTTGAATCATATTGTATACTTTCCTATCATACCAATGTAACCTTTCTAATTCATCTTCAACTTTATTGTTTTCTGTTTCAAAATCAATATACTCTCCAGATTCTAAGTTATAAACTAAATCAATTGATTTCTTCCCTTCTTTTTCCTTTCTTTTCTTTAGCTGCAAGAATGAGGTTTTTAATGTCAAGTAGATATAATAATAATTTACATCATCCCCATAAGAGATGTCTAAACCTTTTGTCAGCATCTTACCAATGATACAGTACATATCCCCAACGATGTCCTCAGCTTCTTCTTGTGAGCATCCAAATTTAAGAACTGTGTTAATCCACTTGTTATGTGCGTTAAATATTTTTTCAAGCATTGTATTAGTTTTCTAAAAGATAAGTATTTTAAATTATATAAAAAAAGATATTTATTAACACTTTAAAAAAGGGTATAGCTACCCCAAGTCATCTAAGTATATTTTTATTATAATATCAAGAGATATGGATGTATCTGAATACATAAGAGTAAATCAGTTATTAAATAAACATATAATTATATAATGCTTTTAGAATGACTTTTTATAAAAAAACAGTAACTATTTTTATTATTTATATTTATTTTAAATAATACAACTAAGCACAAAGCACATTAAAACGTGCCTTGTACAATCTGTTAGTAACAATTATTTTTTTGCCACCCACTGTTACGCTAAAACATAGTTAACTGTGCTTGGTGCGTTTTAAGTCGTTTAATTGATTCTTTATAATAGTTAGTATCAATTTCGCAAGCAGTTAAATTAAACCCTCTATTGTGGCAAGATAAAGCAATACTTCCACTTCCTAAATGTGTGTCAAGTATTTCAAAACCTTCTTCTGCATAATTATCTAAAATCCATTCATATAATGCAACTGGTTTTTGTGTTGGATGCGTTCTTATACTTTTTTTGCCTACACCTTGTATTGCATTAGGGAATCCATATCTATTACCATCCCACATATATTTAAATATTTTAGCGTTTTTATCAAAAGAAGTCCAAGCCATTTCGCAATCAGCATAAGTATCAGAATGATTTAATTTATCCCAATTCAAGTAACACCTTGTATTTTCTAAATGTTCAATAAAATAATTACCACCCCAAATAATTTGATTTTTACTTACTCTAAATAGTTCTTTAAAATATTCAGCATTTGGTATTGCACTATCCCAATCATTATTTGAGTTATTATTTAAACGCTTGTTTTTAGTTACACCAATTCCGTAAGGCGGGTCAACTACTGCTAAATCGAAATGGTTATCTTCATAACGTTTCATCATTAACATATTATCTTCATTTGTAATTGTAATCATATTTATAAATATTTTAATTCGTACCTAATTAATTTGCCAACGCTCTAAAAAAATAACAGTAACTAACAATGTATAAAGTGCATTAAAACGCACCTTATACAATGCGTTGTATTTACCAGTGCATCCCATCCATTGATGTACTTGTTTCTATAATCTCACACTGGTCTTTGCTTTTCCAGCTCCAAGACTTTATCCTTAAATTAACAACATTAAACACCTCTTCTCTTCTTTCCTCTGGTACAGTATCAATTAACATATTAAGTCTATCAGAATCAACCCTAGACACAATCTGCTTGATGTTCTTTGTTCTTGCTTTTAGCTTCTCTAATCTTATTCTTTCCCTTTTAATATTCTCCTCTCTTCTATCATTAAAATAGATATCATAAACAACCCTAAATGGTCTTGATGAATTGTAATAAGTACCAACCTTTTTCAATGCGTGAAAGATAGATGACCTATTACGCACAATTTTCTGCTCCTTAAACCATTCTGATATCATTCTATCATTCATATCGTTTAGTTCATTTAGAACCTTGTAGAGTAAAGCTCTGAATGCTGGAGCATCTCCATACCTTGAACCATCTTTTAAGTTTATCCTTGCTATCTGGCAAAAGTCTTTTGCTAATTCATCTGCAAAGGTTTTATCGTAGTTTCTTCTTTCTAACATTAATCTAATTTTAAAAATTCTGCTGATGCGTGTTGCTTAAACCAATCTTCATTTTCAATATATTTATCAATAACTGCATCAACCATTATCAATTCATCAATATCAAATCCTTTTATCTTATCCATTAGAGAGCTAACCTTTCTTAATACATTTGTTGTCATCTCTTGATTGTTCAGATATACCTCGTCATAATCTTCTTGTACATATTGCTCCAGCATCTTCAAGAACTTATTACCTTGATTCTTTATGCTTTGCTTGTACTTGTTTGTTCCTTGCAAATCTTCAATTGCTTCTATTGTAAGTTGCCCAAGCAATACTGCTTTTAAATAGTGTAATTGTCTATCTTTCATTTTAAATAAAATCTATATAATTATAATTATGTTCTTGATAATACTCCTTTGTTTTTTCTATCTCTTTTGCCAATGATGTCTGCAAATAATTATAGATGTAATTTACCTCCTCTTGTGTTGGATGATATTGCTCCTCTCCATCCCAGATGTTAGTCTTTAAGACTTCAGACTTAAAAGATATGTCTATTAGATGCTTTTCATTATCTTCTTGAAGCTCTACCTCATTTGGCAATGGGTTTATGAATTGGTCTGAGTTTCTGTACTCTAGTGCTATACTATCAATTATTTTAATTAGTTCCATTTTGTAGGCTTTTATAAACTTCTATTTTTGCGTTGTTCTTTTCAATTCCAATCTGTACTTCAAGAATGTCTATCCTTCTCTCAAGCCACCAATCGTCTTTGCTTTTTACATAATTTTTAATAATCTCTAATGTTGCAAGAGTTTCTTCTGATAAATTGTTTTGGTTTGTTGCCATTTGTTTTTTGTTTTATGAGTTAAATAATACTAATATCATTGATGCAAAGAATAGTGTAATATACGCTGCAATACATATCATAACTATTGCAAACAATAAATAAAATCCTCTTTTTATAAATCTAATCATTTTGGTATTTGTTTTTTAATAATAAGAAGAACTTATCATTGTCGGTTAATTTAAGTTTAAGCAAGTCTTGCTTGGCTTCTTTTCTTCTGTTGCTTACTGGCAGTTTATCTACAAGTTGCTGAATCTTTTGAATTAATTTTTTTCTGTACATAATTTGAATTTAAAGGTTAAAAACTAAGCCGATTATAAATCTACTTATAAAGTAGCTTGGTGCAATTATTAAGATTAATGTTTGTAATTTTTTCATCTGTTTTGTTTTTTAATTATTACCTTCTTCTTCTTCTTCTTTTTCTTCTTTTTCTTCTTTTTCTATAAATATACTTGGCAAAGGTTCATCTTTATATTTATCATAAATTATATCTTTCCAATCTTTTATATTAAATTTTAAAGTCATTTTTTGGACTACCATCATTATTCCAAGCTACAACCTCGCTTTTTTCTGTCATTATTTTTTTAGCAGCTTTTATCATTCCTTTAACTGTCTTGTAGTTAAATATTAAAGGGTTACCATCAACAGTTTGTCCATACTTGGTAAATTTACCATTCTCTGACAAAAACTTTGTTTTGTTTTCTTCGTCTCTAATTGTTATTTGAAATCTCATAATATTTGTTTTTAATTATGGTGTAAATATACAACCAATTATATGTTATAAACAAACTATTAACAGATTTTAACATTTCTTTAACATTTTAACAAAAAAAAAGAGAAGCTATTTAACCTCTCTTAATCTCTGTATCTCCCTTTCCAGATAGTCCTTTGCCTTTAGCAAGTCCCCTAGT